ATGGAAGCGGGTGATGTGACTTTTACAACTAATGATTATCGATTGGATTCTGAGAACATTACAGTTGCAGAGGTTTCAGCACTTCGTCACCCATTTGAAGCATTGCCTAGTTCATGGTCAACACTGGCATTTAAGGTTAGGGCAGGCGGCCAAAACTACTACCCGTACATCGAATTAAAAGCCAGCCCTGCAAAATTATTACAAGGTCATAACGTTTTTGGTTCTTGTGATGTAATGCTATGTATCGATTCACTAATCACAGCATTTTGCTATGCAATGCCTGATATGGCCGAAATATTAGAATTTAATAATGCCGAACTTGCACAAATAGACTGCACCTTTAGCGCTCACTTAAAAACCGAATCAGATAGTCGAAACGTAATTCATGCATTACGCAACATATCAAACGGTCAAACAAGGGGCGCTAAATCTGCATTCGATACAACTGCATATTTTGGCAAAGGCTCACGCCACAAACGCTTAAAAGCGTACTTAAAACAATTTGAGTTACAAGACCAAATTAATAAAGCACAAACCAAATACGACAAAACCAAAAGCCAAGTTTTTAAAAATCAGCTTGAAGCTATGACAACCCCAGCGGTACAAAATTTTGCTAAAAACGCATTACGCCTTGAAGCTAGTGTTATGCCAAGAATGTTAAAACGCCTTGGTATACCAACTAACCTTTGGGCATTTGAAACTTACAGCAATTCATTTGATGGGTGTTTAATACAACAGTTATGGAAACAATCTTGGCAAGACATTTTTAAAACGTTCGAAGGTGCAACCATGCGTACTTATTCTGATACCGAAATTCAAGAAAATTTGCGACAGCATTTTAAAACCGAAACTAAAAATGGTTTCAGTTTTTCAAAAGCAGACCGCTTATTTCGTTTTTTTAGAATTGTTAAGCATGAAGGTTGGGAAGAGGTTAAAGACTCAACTCCTAAAGCAACTTTTTACGACAATATCAAACTCCTTACCGAGGTTGTTCCAAAAGCCTATTTACAAAATTTACAGGCTACTGCTTCAAATGTCGTTCCACTTATCCGTTTTGTAAATGTTGATTTTGAAAAACAGCACCCTGAAAACTGGCAAGAACCGATGCGCTTATCTGACCAATATAAACTACCAGAAAACCGCGAACTATTGAGACTAGTTTCATGATTAAATTAGATTTAACACCACATGAAGTTTATAGACTTCACGACATTTTATTAGCTCTTTTTCATAAAACAGATTGCGATAAGCCTGTGCATTCTTTGCTTGGTTATCATGATTTTATTTTAATTCAAAAGATTGCTTACGAAACAAGGCAACACCAAGTTTTTCGTAAAAATATGACTCCTATTTTTATTGAATATTATGACTGGCCAAAACAACCACTAACCAACCAATTTACTGACGGCCAACAAGCCGCAATTAATACATACAACGAGGAAACAAAATCATGAGCTTAATAATTGAAGTTATCGGCACTAATGGCGCAAACGTACCAACGCCAAGAACTTTCTCAGCTAAAGGCGATAGACCAGCTAGAACAGTTTATGAGCAAAAAGTTTACGCTCACCTTGGCGGCGCTTTCCCTGTTGAAATGAAATTATCATTTGACGACCACAAAGATGCATATCCAATTGGCAAATATGAGCTTTCCAAATCTAGTTTTAAAGTCGGTCAATATGGCGATTTACAAATAGACCGCTACAACACAGTTTTAACACCATTAGCAGATTTTGCAGATAAAAAGGCAAGCTAATGCAATGTATTTATTTGAATGCTGACGGCACACTTACCCCAACTACGCAAACGCTCGAAGAATGTACTGGTTATGTTTTAGTGCCAAGCCATGAAGCGGCAAGTTATGTCAACAGCATTCAAATAACGGCTCTTGAAATTGGAGAGTCTTTCACTTGGGGCTTCGGCCTTATTATATTTTTTGGGTTTTTATCTTACAAAGTAAGAATTGCCCGCATGGTTATTAATAAACTCTAAAGGAAAATCACATGACTGAAATATTTGCTGCTGTAGACATGGCTGGTGTTGCAACTTTCGTTGGCGCTACTGGTGTTTTAATTGTTGGTGTTGCACTTGCTTATAAAGGCATTAGTTTAGCTAAACGTGCTGTAAATAAAGCATAAGGAAAAAATAATTATGGGCGGCCTAATTGTCGCCCTTATCTACACGCTTTGTGCATTGATAGGGGCATTAGCAGGTTTTATAGTTTGTAAAAATTTCGGTTGGGGATAACAGCCAATGAAATACTTAATAATTACACTGGCGCTTATGAGCGCTTTTTTTGTTTCTGCTGAACCTGATATGAGTGATTTAGTACCAGCTAATTCAGATGATAAGTATTGCACAACGATTTCTGCTGTTGGTCTTACTGGTTCAGCTTGTTCAGATGAAAATGTTTTTATGCGTTATGAAGCTTGTCTTAACATCGATTTTCAGCCATTTACTCTGGATGATAAAGATTTTTACGAGTTAAAGTGTTATGAAGGAATTACGAGTTTTCAATTGCTTTATACTAGCCCCAGATATCCAGATAAAAGATCTGGTGCAGGTCAGTATTTTTCTTATAGTTATTCTAATGAAAATACTTCTGTTTTTACGTGTCCGCCTAATGATTTCCCTAATTATGTAAATTTAGTAAATGAAAATATGTGTGCCAAATCATTAGAACAACCAGAGCCAGAACCAGATGATAAATGTGATGAATTTGGTAATAACTCAATGTTACCGCCTAAATCTGGAGTAGGCCAAGAAGGACAGACCGCTTGTTATACAAATCCAGCCACAGGTTTACAATGTCAATACAAACAAGGCGGTGATAATTTTATTGCCACTGGTAAAACATGTGACGGTGATGAAAATGACTATGGTGATAGGCCAACACCCGAACCACCAAAAGATGGCGGCGATGATAACTGTTACAACTATGGTTCACAGGGCCAAGTTTTAATCTGTGACGTTGACCCAAATGAAGGTTGTAACCCTTTATTAATAAATGGTGAAACACAGTATCAATGCCCAGCTGGTTGCGGCTCTATGGATGGCGTATATTTTTGCACTTATGATGATAAAGATGGCGACGGTATACCCGATGACAAAAATCAAAATGGTGTACCTGATAAAGATGAAACCTGTGTTAATGGTCGTTGTAATACTAAACCACCAGAAGGAGGAGAGGAACCTACCCCTACTCCAGAAGCGCCTGACATGACACAAACTAATAATAGATTAGATGCAATCAAGGGTGAGCTTTCCTTTATTGGTGGAAAGATTAATACAACAAATAAGAAGCTCGATGGTATTAATTCAGGCATTCAGGGATTAAAAGGAGAGCAAAAAGCTTCAAACAATCTATTAGGAAGCATTTCCAATTCTAATGAACAGATTAGAAAAAACACAGGTTTTACAGCTGATAATACAGGCGAGTTATTAGACTCATTTAATGAGTTTAAAGAGGGTTTTGGTGAAACTGATATAGAAGGAACTTTTGATCCATCAGGTTCTGCAAGTTTTTATGAATCAGAATATGAAGAAGGCTTTGAAGGTGTATGGAATGAAAAAAGTTTAGAGTTTAAGCAAACTGAAACTTTTAATTTTTTACAGCAATTTGCTTTTAATTCGGGTGGTAGCCCCCCTGATACTCAAATGTGTTTTAACTTAGGCTCACATATGGATTTCGGTTGCGCAGAGTTACCAACCCCAAGTCCTCAACTACTAGCTATTTTAAAAGTCTTTATTTTAATTACCGCTGCTTTTCTTTGCCGCGCTTTGATATTTGGAGGTTAGCATGTTGGATTGGTTAGCAGAAACTTGGAACGATTTTCAAGAATTTCTATACAGCATAGTTTTAACAATTCAGTCAATTTTTAAAGATATGGGTATTTTCTTCTTTGAAAGCTTTTTAGATATATCGTTATTGGCCATTAACGGCTTAGATAGTTTTTTTGCAGGTTTGGATATAGCAAGTCACATAAACTCATTACCGCCAGAGGTTAGCTATTATGCTTCGGCATTAGGTTTATCACAGGCAATGAGCATGATAATTGTGTCAATAACTATAAGAATGTTACTGCAATTAATACCATTTGTACGTTTAGGGAGTTAAATAATGATACACGGCATTTCAGGAAAAACGGGCGGCGGCAAAAGCTATGAAGCAGTAGTAAGACATATAATTCCTACAATTACTGAACATAAGCGAAAAGTTGTAACTAATTTACCTTTGAATGTTGATCACTTCTGTTCAGTTTACGGTGAATACTGCCGTGAACTGATAGAGGTTGTAGATGGTGAATTTCATAACTATGGGGGCGAACGCCCATTCGCCAAAAAGGAACATTACTTACAGTTTGAAAACTGGAAAAATGAAAACGGAAATAGAGTTTACTTTTTTATAGATGAATGTCACTTAGCTTTGCCAAGTGGCGGCTGTGACAAAGAGGTTAAACAGTTCTTTGATATGCACAGGCATTATGGATTCGACATAATGCTTATTACGCAAAATTTTAGAAAGGTAGATAGAGACATACGCGACTTAATAGCCAACCATTACCGAGCTATTAAAAAGTCTATGATGGGTCAAGATGATAAGTATATCTTGAAAGTGCATGATGGTTCATCAGCAACTAATGCAACCGTAGTTGCTACCCACGAACGTGAGTATGAAAAGAAGTATTTTAAATTTTATCGGTCTCATACTAAAAGTGACCAATCTATAAAAGAAGCAGCACCGGCTGATGTAAAAAAATGGTATGACAATTGGTTTATTAAAGGGTCAGTTGTTTTTATGGTTGTTGCAATGTTTTTACTTTATTTAGGTTTTAAGCAGCAAGCCGATAAAAAAGCAGCTATTGAAGAAAGTAAACCGATAGTTCAGCAAAGCGCTCCTCTTTCAAGTCAATCTTTGCCGCCCGTTCAGCAATTACCGCCTGATTTTTTAAAGCAGCAAGCAGAAGCTCAAAAAATTATTGAGGAACAAAAAAAGCAGCAAGAAGCTGAGGAAAAAAAACACCCATTTCATAAGGTCGGGCTCCATATTGTTGGCTGGGGTGAATACATGGAGTTAGGGCGTTTAACTAAAAACTATTATTTATCAGCTAGTCAGAACGGGCAGCATATTTTTGATTTATCCCTAAGAGATTTAGTTTTAGCGGGTTATAACGTAGTTGTTCGCTCAAGCTGTGTTATTGAAGTAACTTATAAAAAATACCATGACTTTTTAACATGCGATGCACCAAGAATTGGCATTATGGATAATTCACCTGGTAAGGAATTTACAGAATAA